ATGGCTAAACGACACAAAGCCGCAGACTGGCACCCGGCGGATATCAAGGCGGCGTTGGCGAAGGCTGGATATTCGCTGGTCGGCCTAGCCCGCGAAAGCGGCCTACCCAATCATGCGTGCCGCCACGCCCTGCGCCTTCCGTACCATGACGCGCAGGCCGCCATTGCCAAGGTACTGAAAGTACGCCCCGAGCAAATTTGGCCGTCGCGTTATGACGCTTCCGGTTTGTCCTTACATCCCCCCCGTCGTCTTCATGGGCAGCACATTAACACCGTTAATGCCGCTGATCCGCTTCAAAACATGATGGCCGCGTGAACACCCATCTTCGGCAGATGCCGAAGAAATGCGGGGTTCAATCAGATACGATTGTAGGTGTTCGATCATGCCAAGCCAACGCGGCAAAAGGTATAGGCGCGCAAGCGCCGCCGATAACACCCAGGGCGACCTGTTCAAGATGGTGGAAGCGGCTGAACAAGTTCCGGTGCCCGCCGAACCGTCGCGTCAACCCGCCTCCCTGGACCTGACCAGCCGTATCCGGCGGTGGACCAACGAAGCCATTGAACAGTCTGTGTTCAGCCGTCCGCAGATTGCCGAAATCATGTCCGACCTGACCGGGCGCGCCATCACCAAGCCCATGATCGATACATGGACCGGCGAAAGCCGCACCAACAGGATGCCGGCGGAACTGGTTCCCGCGTTCTGCGTGGCCGTGGGCAACGCACATCTGCTGCAACAGATGGCCGCTGTTATGGGTGCCCTGGTGATGGATACCCAACAGGCCCGGCTTGCCCGGATGGGGCAATATGCGCTGATTACGGTGATGGCCCAGGAGCAGATGCGCGCCTTGGCCGATAATTTGCCCCCCCTGCCGATGTTCGGGGGGCGGTCATGACGGACAAGGAATGGTTTAGCGCCAGCGCCTTAGCGGCATTGAAGCTACCGGGATTACCTACCAGTGAGCGGCGATGCCGTGACCGCGCCATTTCTGAGGGCTGGAAGGCGCGCACATCTTCGTTGCGCGGCGGCGGCAAAGAGTACCACATTGACAGCCTTCCGGCCCCTGCCCAGACATGGCTGCGCCGTCAAGCCGAACCCAAACAGGAGCCGGCCACCGTTGAAAGCGCGGTGCTGTGGGCGCATTTCGAGCGCTTGCCGCAGCAGCATAAGGACGAAGCGGCCAGCCGCCTGAAGGCGGTTCTGGAATGCGAAGCGCTGGCGGCATCCATCGGTGCCAGCAAGGCGGAAGCGCGCACGGCGGCGGCATATGGTTGCACGCCTGTCACCCTGCGCCGCTGGCGTGCCGCCGTGAAGGGCAAGGCGCGGGCGGATTGGATGGCCATCCTTGCCCCCCGCTACAGCGTTCAGGGCCGCACCCCAAAGGACATTCCAGCGGAAGCATGGGATATCTTCCTTGCCGATTATCTGCGGCTGGAAGAACCCACGGCGACCGCCTGTTACGAACGGTTGTGCCGCATCGCCAAGACGAAGGAATGGGGGGGGCCGCTGCCTTCGTGCAAGACGTTCCTGCGCCGCGTTGAAAGGGACGTGCCGGAAGCGGTGCGGGTGTTGAAGCGGGAAGGCCGCGAAGCCCTGGACCGCCTGTTCCCGCACCAGGAACGTGACCGCGCCGTGTTCCGCGCCATGGAGGCGGTGAACGCAGACGGCCACAAGCTGGATATCTTCGCCAAGGCGGACGACGATGTGGAAGGCAAGCATCCCTTCCGCCCGCTGATCCTGGCCATTCAAGACCTGTTCAGCGGCATGATCGTTGGCTATCGGCTGGCCGATGCGGAGAATGCCGAAACGGTGCGGCTGGCCTTTGGCGATGCGTTCGGCAGATTTGGGCCGGCGGACGACGTGTACCTGGATAATGGGCGCGGATTTGCGGCCAAGTGGATTACCGGCGGCACCGTGTCGCGCTTCCGGTTCAAGGTGAAGCCGGAAGAACCCACGGGCTGCCTTGTCGCCGCCGGTTGCCGCATCCATTGGGCAACGCCCTATCGTGGGCAGGTGAAGCCCATTGAGCGCGCATTCCGCGACCTGTGCGAATATATCGCCAAGCATCCCGCCTTTGCGGGTGCCTATACGGGCAACCGACCGGATGCGAAGCCGGAAAATTACGGTTCCCGCGCCATCCCCATGGCGCTGGTGCGGGAAATCGTGGCGGTGGAGATCGCCGCCCATAATGACCGCCAAGGCCGCCGGTCTGCCACCTGTGGGGGCCGCAGCTTTGCCGAGACCTTTGCCGCCAGCTATGCGGCGGCGATGCCCCGCCGCTTGACCGATGAACAACGCCGTCTGTTCTGGCTGGCGTCGGAACGGGTGACGGCGGATGCGATGGACGGTGCCGTCAGCATCTATGGCGCGCGTTACTGGCATGAAACGCTGACGGAATATCGCCGTCAGAAGCTGACCATTCGGTTTGACCCGGAAAACCTGTCTGCCGGGGCTGCGCTGTACACGATGGACGGGCGGTTCATCTGTGATGCCAGCCTGATTAACCGGGTGGCGTTTAATGACACCAGCGCCGCCAAGGAACTGGCGCGTGAGAAGAAGCGCTTCAAGGCTGCCGTCCGCACCCAGGCCGACGCCTTGACCCGGATTGATGCCTTGACCGTGGCCGCGATGCTGCCGGGTGCGCCAGCCCCGAGCGATGCCCCGGCGGCCAAGGTGGTTCGGCCCAAGTTTGGGCGCGGCCAGAAGCCGACCATCAACCAGGAAGATATCGATGCGCGCGTCAACGCGAGCATCACCCGCCTTGCTGACCAGCACGAAGCCAAGATGCGCCGGAAGCTGCTGGCCTGATCCCCAACCCGTCCTTTGAAGGAGCCTATCCATGCCCCGCGATGTTGATGTGATGCCCGCCGTGACTGGTTCCGACCTGCGCGCCCGCGTGCGCCAGACCATGGCCGCCACGGGTGGCAAACTCTCCCAGGCTGAAGTGGCCCGCCAAGCCGGCATCCCGGCGTCTACCCTGTCGCAGTATCTGAACGACCGCTATCCGGGTGATGTGGCGGCGGTAGAGGTGGCCCTGAACCGGTGGTTGGATACCCAGACGGTCACGGCGGAAGTTACGGAACTGCTGCCGGTGCTGCCGTCCTTTGTGGATACGCCCACGTCCCGCCGCATCGTGGCCGGGCTGGCCTATGCCCAATCCGCCCGCAATATCACCATGGTTTATGGTGCTGCCGGGGTGGGGAAGACGCGCACCATCCGCCATTACCGTAAGAAGCACAGCAATGTGTGGGTGGTGACGGCAAGCCCGATGCGTTCCAAAACCAACCCGCTGTTGGATGCCATCGCCACCGCCCTTGGCATTGTTGATGGTCGCCGTGATCCGGCCAGCCTGAGCAAGGCCATTATCGCCAAACTGGCGGGAACCGGCGGGCTGCTGATCGTGGATGAAGCACAGCATCTCTCGGACGGTGCCCTTGAAGCCGTGCGTTCCATCCATGATGCAGTGAATGACGATCTGGACGATGACGACGCGGGTGTTGGGATGGCGCTTGTCGGCAACACCGTCCTTTACACCCGCGTTCGCGGCCAAAAGCGCACCTATGATTTCGCCCAGGTCACGCGCCGTATAGGCAAATATGTGCGCTTGGACGGCCCGACCGACGCGGATATCCAGGCCATTGCCGCCGCCTTCAAGCTGGATGGGCGGGACGAACTGGATATCGCCCGCGAAATCGCGCGGCGCCCTGGTGCGCTGGGGTTGCTGGAACAGACGCTGAAACAGGCATGGCTGATGGCCGCCGGGGAAGTGCCGCCGTGCCGGCCCACGGTTGAGCATATCCGCGCCGCGTTCGCTGACCTTCAGCGGGATGGGGAACTGTGATGCCCCATCCTGCTGACACCTGCCCTTACCGCCTGGGGGAGAAGGTGACGCTTCCCCGTGAAGATGGCCAGCCCATTACCGGCACCGTCGTTGTTTACAGCCCCCTGCCGGATGGCCGGTGGAAGGTTGGGCTGCAAGCTGCCACCGGCCTTTGCCACGGCATCGCCCAGGGCGTGCGTTCGAACGCCCTTTGAAACCCCTTCGAACATTCTTCAAATCCTGAGGAAAGACCCATGACCAAGAAGCGTACCCGCGTCACCGCTGCCATGGCTGGCGTACCTGCCGATCTGGAAGCGGCGAATGCCCTGGTGGGCGAGATCGGCACCCTTCAGCGCCAGATTGACCGGATCGACCTGGACCTGTCCGAAGCGGTTGCCGCCCTGAAGAAACAGGCCGGTGACGATGCCAAGCCGCTGGCGGATCAGGTGAAGGCCAAGGTCGCGGCCCTGATGGCCTTTGCCACCGCCAACCGGGAAACCATCATCCCCGCCGGGCGCAAGAGCGTATCGCTGTCACAGGGCACCATCGGCTTCCGGCTGGGCAACCCCACGGTGAAAATCGCCAAGGGGCAGGATGACGCCGTGGTTGCCACGTTTGAACGGCTGGGTTTGGGGAGGCTGCTGCGGCGTGAGGTGAATATCGACAAGGAAGCCATCCTGCGGGAGCCGGGCACCATTCAGGGGCTGGCCGGGATTGGGGTGGCACAGGTGGAAACCTTTTATGTGAAGCCCCTGGACGTGGCGTCTGAACAGGCCGTGACAACCAGCACGGTAACGGACCCGGCGCGCCTTCAGCCCGCCGATGCGGCATAGGGGACGGCCATGCTGACCTGTCCCGTTCCCGGTTGCTGTCAGCCCCGTTCGGTTGGGGCACTGCTGTGCCCCGCCTGTACTGCCACCGTGTCACCCTGGTTGATGCGGGCGGCGGACAGGGCGTTTGCGGAATACCAGAAATCGCCCACGGCGCTGGGCCAATTGCAACGCTGCAACCATCTGGTGATTGAGGCCGCGCAGGTGGCCGTGGTCGCCAACGCTGATCCCGCGCTTCCCGCTGGCCGTTCCTGCGGTCAATGCGTCCATTGGCGTCGGTGCAGTGCCCTGATCCAGGACATGAAGCCGGAAAGCACGGTCTGCGATTTCGCGCCGTCACGGTTCCGGGCTGCCCCGCCAGCGCCGGCCCTTGCCGCCGGCTGAGACGCCGCAACCGGTTTCGGTGCGGCTTGGGTTGGGGTGGCGGATCGTGCTGTACGCCCTGGCCTTTCTCCCCCTTCACATCGTCGTCACGGCTGTAATCGCCGTGCTTGGAGGTGTCCTTTGACACACGATCTTGATTCGATCCGCCGCCGCATCCGCGCCCTTCGTGCGCTGACCACGGAAAATGGCTGCACGGAAGCAGAAGCCATGGCCGCTGCTGCCAAGGTCATGGCGTTGATGGCTGAATATGGCCTGGATCAGGCCGCCATCGATGCGCCCGAATGGCAGGAAGAATGCGCACCCACCCAGGGGCGCAGCGGCCCGCAAGATGACCTGTGGTTGATGATTGCCCATGTCTGCCAATGCAGCGCCGTCTTCCGCCACGGCGTCGGCCCCCGTCAGGTGATCTATCTGGGGCGGGCACCCTGGCCGGAAGTGGCGACCTATCTGCACCAAGTCTGCTTTGGGGTGGTGGAACGGGCGTCGGCGGGCTTTCGTGCCGGGTTGGAATATCGGCGGCTGCGCAAGCCGCACACCCGCGCCAAGGCGCGGCGTTCGTTCACGGAAGGTCTGGTGGACCGACTGGCGGCCAAGGTGCTGGATTATGCCCGCCGTCATCTTGGCCCTTTGAACAAGGCCGCCACCCTGGCCGCCCATGCAGAAATGGGCCGCCGTTACCGCCTGCAATCATCACGGCCCATCAAGGGGGCAGGCCTGTCGCGGCGTGCCCGCGATTTCCGGGCAGCCGGTTCCGCCGCTGGCCAGACCGTCAGCATCAACCCGGCGGCTGCGACTGGCCCGCGTGCCCCTGCCTTGCTGCCGGGGGCGTGACATGATGGACCTTGCCTTGATCCTGACCAAGCTGCGTGGCCATCCAAGCCAGAATGACATAGCGGAATGCCGCCGCCTGTTGGTGGCCCATATGCGCGGTGCCAGCGATGCGGTTCCCATGGGGCGTGAACAGGCGGCCCGGCTGTTCTTGGATGCGGCGGCGGTTCTGGCGGCGCACGGTGCCAGTGAGCCGGATCTGCGCGACCTGTTGGAAGATGAAGGGGGCTGCCTGCATCGGTCGGGTTGCCGCCGCCAGTCCGCAGGCTTGGCCACCTATGCCAGCCATGGGAGGGCTTGACATGTACAATCCCTACCCCGCCATGCAGAAGGCTGTACATGCTTGCCGCCGCCATGTGGCCAGCCTGTCGGATGATGATGCATGGCGTGATTTTCTGGCCCTGCATGGCGGCCATCGCAGCACCAAGGATATGAACGTCACGGCGCTGGGCAAGGTACTGGACGCCCTGCACCAGGCGGGTGCCCCGGCATCACCAAAGGCAAGGGTTGCCCGGCCAACCCCCACCAAGGATCAGGATGGGGTGATCCGTGACCTGTGGCACCAGCTTTGGACGGCGGGCGGCACCGACGATGCCGGGGAAGCGGCCCTTGCCGCCTGGGCCAAGCGGATCAGCAAGGTTGATGCGCTGGCTTTCGCGCGGCCAATGCAAAAGCGCATCATGATTGAGGCGCTGAAAGACTGGCTGCGGCGCTTGCCGGCCGACCCGGTGGCACCGCTGCGGCTGGCCGCGCGCGGCCCGGATGGCCGGACTGATTTTGTGAAATTGTGCGATGGGTTGTGGAATGCACTGGCGCATAGCGGTGCGCTGGAAGCCGGCATTCTGGCAGACCCTGGCACATGGTTGAAGCGGCAGGGCTTTGGCGTCTCCGCGTTCCTATGGCTGGATCAGGGGCAAGCCCGCGACGCCGCCAAGCTGCTGGCTGGCTGGCTGCGCAAGGCCACGGGAAAGGAGGCCGCCCATGTCTGACCAAGCGCCCCCGACTGAACAGGATGTTGAACAGGAGATCGACACGACCGGCTGGCCGGCCCGCCTGCTAGATGTGGCGGAAGAAATCGGGGCTGCATCGGCCCTGTTGCTGGTTGAGAAATTTGCGGGTATCAGCCTATACGTTCCGACCGAACGGGAGTTGGCGCGTTCCCATCTGTTGGTGCGCGAATTGGGTTGGGATAAGGCGGTTACGCTGTGCCGGGCGCGTGGGGGCGAGCATATTGAAGTGCCCACGCTGTACTATGCCAGGGCCAAAAAAGCCGCTATCGTGCGGGCGATCGGCAGCAATCGCGCCATTGCCATGAAGTACCGCGTCACAGAAGCCTATGTGAGACGGCTGCGCCGCCACCTGTTTGAAGACAAACAGCGTTCCCTGTTCTGACGGGGAAACCCGTATCGGCGGAAGTAACCCTGTGATTAAGCGAGAATGACCACCATCAATCCCTTGATGGTGGTCATTTCATGTCTAATGCTGTTCTTCTCATGCAGGCCGCCATCCGGCCCGCCCTGATGCATCTGGCCGAAGTGCCCGGCTATGAGCGGCTGCATTCCCCCGCCGCTGAAGAAATCCTGCTGGGCATAGCCGCTGCGGAAAGCGAATTGCGCCACAAGCGCCAGACCGGTGGCGGCCCTGGGCTGGGATATTTCCAGATTGAGCCGGCCACGCATGACGATGTGTTGCGCAACTTCGTCAATCTACGGCCCGACCTGAAGGCGGCCCTGGACGCGCTGCTAGTGCCGGCCATGCCCCGCGACATGCAGATTGCCACCAATGACGCCTATGCGGCGGCGGTGGCGCGTCTGGTGCTGTGGCGGGCGCCCGCACCCTTGCCCCGTCAGGGTGATGTGCAGGGTTATGCTGCGTACTGGAAGCAGCATTACAACACGGTTGCAGGCAAGGGCACCGTTACGCACTTCCTGGACTGCTGGCATCGCCTGATTTCCCCCGTGCTGGCGGGGGTGCGGTGATGCTTTTTATTGCCACCGGCACCCTGTTGGGACGTCTGAGTCGGGGCCGGTGATGGATTTCACCTTGCCCCCCTGGATCAGCCCCGCCCTGACCTTCACCAGCGCTGTTCTGATCCCGCTGGTCCTTTACGTTCGCAAGCTGGCGAAACAGGTCGATGCTGCCGGCTTTGCCAGCAAGTCCGACTTGGATGAGCTTAAGAAAGTCACGCAGGACGCCGATAAGCGGCTGGCCGGCATCGAACATGACCTGGAACACGCACCGGTAGCCGCTGACATGCGCGCCTTGTCTGACCGGCTGGTCAAGATCGAAGTGGCGTTGGAACAGGTGCCGACCACCGCCGCCCTGCATGACCTTGGCTTGAAGCTGGAACGGCTGGCCGGGGCCATGGAAGGCCATAACAACATGCAGGGCGAAATCCTGAACATCGTCCGTCGCCACGAAAACATCATCGCCACCGCCGCTGCGCGCGGCCATTGAGGGGCATTCCATGGTTAGCTTGTCATCCATCGCCGATGTGTGGCGCGAACATCTGCGGCTTTCCATCCTGCGCCTGTTGCGGGAAGCGCCGGGCCGCCAACTAAACGACAGCCTGATTACGAACTCGGCCCATCGGCTGGGGATCAAGGCGACGCGCGACCAAGTGCGGACGGAACTGCATTGGCTGGAAAGCCAGGGCACCGTCCGACAGGAGACTATCGGCGGCCTGGTTGTGGCCGACCTGACAGAGCGCGGGGCCGAAGTGGCGGCTGGTTTGGCCCGCATTCACGGTATCGCCGAGCCGAGTGCCCGTTAATGGCCCGCAAGTCCACCATCGACAAGCTGCCACCCAAGGTCCGCGAGTTGATCGGCGACCTGCGGGAAAGTGGCTGCACCATCGACCAAATCCTTGCCAAGCTGCGGGAATTGCAGCCTGACGTGACCATTGCCCGGTCCACGTTGGGGCGGCACATCCAGGAATATGACGCGCTTGGCCAGGAGTTGGCGAAGTCCCGGCAAGCCGCCGAAGCGCTGGCCGCCCAATTGGGTGACAGCGGGGCCGGTTCGGTTGCCCGCCTGAATATCGAAATCGGCCATGTGCTGCTGCAAAAGCTGATGTTCACCGATGGCGAACTGACCTTCCTGGACCCGCAGGAAGTCATGATGGTGATGAAAGCCATCCAAAGCCTGACCAGTGCCGCCAAGTCCGACGCGGATCTGCGCGCGGCGCTGAAGAAGGAACTGGCCGCCCAACATCTGGCCGATGTGGAAGCCGCCAGCGCTGGCACCAGTGCCGGCATGAACAGCGAATTGATCGGCGCGCTGAAGGTCAAATGGCTTGGGGTGAAGGCATGAACTGGTGTCGTGTGGAGCGCATCGGCAATGCCACCCTGTACCTGGGTGACAGCGAAGCCCTGCGCCATCTGCTGCCGGCCCATGATGCCCTGTTGTGTGATCCGCCCTATGGGATCGCCGTGGCAACAGATATCGGCGCAGGCGATATCCGCCGGGCGGCCTTTGCCGGTGATTTCACCCGCCGTCAGAAGGGCTATCGCCCCATCAAGGGTGATGATCGGCCCTTTGATCCAAACCCCTGGCTATCCGAGCGTCCGACCCTGTTCTGGGGTGCGAACTACTTCGCCCATCGGTTGCCGGCTGGCCGTTGGCTGGGCTGGGATAAGCGGGAAGGACTGAAGCCCAATTGCCAGTCCGACATGGAACTGGCTTGGACCAACGTGCCCGGCAACACCGTCCGGCTGCATCGGCAGATGTGGAGCGGCATGGTGCGCCGTGGCGATTTCTGGCGCTGCGGCCAGCATGGCAGCCGGCGGGAACACCCCACGGAAAAGCCGGTGCAACTGATGGCGTGGTGCATCCGCATGATGCGCCTGAAACCGGGTGCTGTGATCCTGGACCCGTACATGGGCGTGGGCACAGCCGGGGCCGCTGCCGTGCTGATGGACCACCCTTACGTCGGGGTGGAATGCGAAACCCGCTATTTCAACGCGGCGTGTGACCGGCTGGCGCTGGTGCAGCGTGACCCCGCCGCCTGGGCCGGGAAGCTGGCGGCATGAAAGCGGCCAAGTCCACCCACAAGCTGCACACGCCTGCGGCGCACAAGATGCCGGAAGCCGGCCCGGCCGGGCTGGCCAAGCACGCGGATATCGACCTGCTGCTGAATTATCAGGCCGATCTTTTCAACAGCGTGTCAGAATTTGCCCTGCTGGCCATCGAGAAGTCGCGCCGCATTGGGTACACCTGGGCCGCCGCCGCACTGGCCGTGCTGACGGCGGGTGCCACCAAAGAAGCCGGTGGCATGGACGTTCTGTACCTTGGCCCATCGCTGGACATGGCGCGCGAATTTATCGACACCTGCGCGCAATGGGCGCTGTTGTTCAAAGACGCCATTGGCACCTGCACAGAGGTGCAGCCGTGCGAGCTGTTTGACGATGGCGACAACCCTGACAAGGCCATCAAGGCTTTCCGTATTTCCTTTGCCAGCGGCAAGGAAATCATGGCCCTGACCAGCAAGCCGCGCTCCCTGCGCGGGCGGCAAGGTCTGGTGATCATTGATGAGGCCGCATTCCATGACGATTTGGACGAGGTGCTGAAGGCGGCGCTGGCCCTGTTGATGTGGGGCGGCAAAGTCATCGTGATTTCCACCCATAACGGCGACAAGAACCCCTTCAACCAGTTGATTGGCGATATCCGGTCCGGGAAAAGGGATGGCGGCGTTGTCCGGGTAACGCTGGAAGATGCGCTGAAGGACGGTCTTTACCGCCGTATCTGCATGGTGACGGGGGAAGAATGGTCCCCGGCCGCTGAACAGGCTTGGTTGCGGAAAATCTTTGGTGCCTATGGCGATGCGGCCAACGAGGAACTGAACTGCATCCCCCGCGCCAGCGGCGGGCGGTGGGTTGCACGATCCGTGCTTGAAGCCTGTCAGGCGGAAATCCCGGTACTGCGCTGGGCTGCCCCTGAAGGCTTTGTGGATTTGCCCGAAGACACCCGCCGAAACACCATTGGGGAATGGTGCCAAGCGAAACTGTCCCCCATCCTGGAAAAGCTGGACCCGGCCCTGACAAGCGCGCTTGGGCTGGACTTCGCCATGGAGGCCGACCTTACCGCCATCGTGCCGGGACAGGTTGGCCGGGACTTGGTTCGACGGCCCGCCAGCGTGGTGGAATTGCGGCAATGCCCGGTGGATCAGCAGCGGCAAATCCTGTTCTTTATTCTTGATCGCTTGCCGCGCCTTTCAAAGGCGGTGCTGGACGCGGGCGGCAATGGCGCGGCCCTGGCGCAATTCGCGCGCCAGCGGTACGGGCCTGAACGGGTTGAAGAACTGAAACTGTCAACCGAGTGGTATCGGGTGAACATGCCGCCGATCAAGCTGGCATTGGAAGGCCATTCGCTGCTGCTGCCGAAAGACCCGGATATCATCGCGGATTTCGGCTTGATCGAGTTGGTGGACGGGGTGGCCAAGGTGCCAACCAATGCCAGAACGAAGGGCACAGATGGCAAGCCCCGGCATGGTGACAGTGCCGTTGCCACCTGCCTGTTCCATTACGCATCGCAGACCGAAGCGGCTGAATACGAATATCGCGGCATCAAGGGCGGGGCCAAGGCGCGGCGCAATGCCCTTGATGAAGATGACAGAGATGACCGCCGTGGGCGGCGTGGCAGAGGGCGCAGAAGATGAACCCGGTACAGCGACTTTTGGTGTCGGCTTCCAACGGGCTGCGGCGGGCGGCGGGGCTGGTGACGGATCAGGCCAAACCGGGCCTGACGGGGGTGCGCAATACCCAGTCCGGGCACCCGGCTGCCAACATCACGCCTGAGCGGCTGGCATCCATCCTGCGGGCGGCGGAAGAAGGCGACATGCTCGCCTATCTGGAACTTGCCGAGGATATGGAGGAGCGCGACCTGCATTATGTGGGCGTGCTGGGGACGCGGCGACGGTCTGTCAGCCAGCTTGACCTATCGGTGAAGGCCGCCAGTACGAATGATCCTGCACACAAAGCCCATGCCGATCTGGTTGCCAAATGGCTGGACCGCGACGTGATGCAGGCCGAATTGTTCGACATGCTGGACGCCATCGGCAAGGGTTTCAGCGTAACGCAAGTGCTGTGGGATACCACGGGCGGCCTTTGGTTGCCGCGTGAACTGCGGTGGACCGACCCGCGCTGGTTCGAACTGGACCAAGCCGACATGCGCACCCTGCGGCTGCGCAATGATCGTGGCGGGGCCGATGATCTGGCGCCCCATAAATGGATTGTGCATGAACATAAGGCCAAATCGGGACTTCCCATTCGGGGGGGCTTGGCCCGCGCCGTGGCCTGGGCCTGGATGTTCAAATCGTTCACCGTCAAGGATTGGGTGGTGTTCCTGGAGGTCTATGGCCAGCCCCTGCGCATTGGCCGCTATGGGCCGGAGGCCAAGCCGGAAGACCGCGACGTTCTGTTTGACGCGGTGATGAACATCGCCAGTGATTGCGGGGCCATAATTCCCAAGTCGATGGAAATTGAATTCATCAAGGCGGAAGGTCAGCAATCAAACGCGGCGATGTTTCAAGAGGCAGCCGACTGGTGGGACCGGCAGGTTTCCAAGGCGGTTTTGGGCCAGACGACAACCACCGACGCGGTGTCTGGTGGCCATGCGGTGGCGCAGGAACATCGGCAGGTACAGGAAGATATTGAACGCGGCGACGCCAAGCAGCTGGCGGCGACGCTGAATGACACGCTGGTCAGGTGGATTATCGACCTGAATTTCGGCCCGCAGACCGCCTATCCGCGCATCCGCATCGGCCGGCCGGAAGCGGTTGATGCGCGGCTGATGCTGGATGCCGTCACCCAGCTGGTGCCCATGGGGCTGCAAGTCGATATGGGCGAAGTCCGCGATATCATCGGGCTGCGGGCGCCGGCCGATGGGGCGATGCTGCTGAAGGCCCCAGAAGTGCAGCCCGCACCCGGCTTGCACGCGGCCGCTGCGCCGGAAGCGGTTACGGCCACCACCGCGCCGATGGCCGAGCGGCTGGGGAAGGAGGCGGATCGGGCGGTTTCGGCCATGGTGGCGGCGGTGAAACAGGAATTCATGGCCGCCGGCAGTGCGGCCGATTTCCATGCAAGGCTGGCCAAACTGCGCCCTGCGCTGGAACAGCATATCGGCACCCTTGCCCCCATCATGGGCGATGCATTCGCGGTGGCACATCTGGCCGGCCGCTATGCCGTGGTTGAGGAAGGGAAAGAAGATGGCGACGCCTGAACCTGAGTGGGCGTCACTGCCCTTTGATGAAGCCATCGACTATTGGCAGCAGAAGGTCCGCCTTCCCACCGCCCGTTGGAATGACCTTCAGCACGGCGCGCATGTGCGCGGGTTCAGTGTCGCGGGTGCGATGGTGGACGATCTGCTGGCCGATTTTCAGGCAGCACTGACACCCGCCTTTGAAGACGGCACAACGCTGGCCGCCTTTCGCAAGGACTTCGATAAGATCGTTGAAGCCCACGGCTGGGAATATAATGGAGGGCGCAATTGGCGCAGCCGCGTAATCTATCAGACCAACCTTTCGACCGCCTATTCCGCTGGGCGCTATGCCCAGATGACGGACAAGGATGTGCTGAAACATCGGCCCTTCTGGCGGTATAACCATTCCGACGCGCTGCACCCCCGCCGGCTGCATCTGAGTTGGGATGGCAAGGTACTGGACGCCACGAACCCTTGGTGGGCAACCCACTATCCGCCCAACGATTGGGGTTGTGGGTGTTATGTCACTGCCCTGTCACAGCGCCAGTTGGAGCGGATGGGAATGACGGGGCCGGATAAGGCCCCCGACGATGGCCCGCCCGTGACGTGGCAAGACAAGGTAACGGGGGAGAAATGGCTGGTGCCGCCCGGCATCGGCCCCGGTTGGGCCTATAATCCCGGTCAAAGCTGGTTGCATGGCACGATGCCGAAAGAGTTGGCAAAGCCCCTGCCGGCATCGGCGGGTGTACGACCTGACAACCTGCCCCCATTGCCGCCGCCCCATGCCGTACCGGAGGACCGCACCCTGCCGGCCGGCCAGCCCGATGAAGCCTATGTGACTGCCTTTTTGGATCAGTTTGGCGGGGCTATCGGGTTGCCCGTGGTGTTTCGGGATGCCAGCGGGACAAGGGTTGTGATTAGTGATGATCTGTTTCGGATGCGCGATGGAACCCTGAAGGCCAGCAAGCGCGGGCGGGCAACTGGTCTTTTGCTGTTGGCCGATGCCATCCGTGACCCGGACGAAATATGGCTGGACTGGTTCCAGGCCAAAAGCGGCGACGTGATCCTGCGGCGGCGTTACATCCGCGTGATTAGCGGCACTGACGGTGAAGCCCCATTGCTGAGTGTGTTTGAATGGTCCGGCGTTGGTTGGTCCGGTGTAACTGGTTTCCCCGCTGCCAACACCAATTACCTGGAAGGCCAGCGCACGGGCGCCCTGATCTATCGCCGACCGAATTGAAAAAGGCGGGGCCATCGGCAGCCCCGCCTTTGCCAACCAGCACCTACGAGGCCGCCGACGGCTCGGTACTGATCAGATAGTCTATATGTAAGACTGATAGAGGGGGAAGTCCATGGCCGGTGTGACGATAAAGATTGATGATAGCGACCTGCAGCAGTTGCTGGACCGCGTTGCCCGTCTGCCGGGCACCATGGCGCCGATCATGAAGAATATCGGGCTGGCGGTGGTGCAAGGCGCGCAAGAACGGTTCCGCAAAGAGCAGGCCCCGGATGGCAGCCCCTGGAAATCCCTGGACCCCGATTATGCCGCCACTAAGCGCGGCCCCGGCATCTTGCGGGAAATGGGACAGGCTGGCGGCCTGTTTGGCAGCCTGACCTATCGCGCCAATGCCAGTGGGGTGGAGATCGGCACCAACAAGGTTTACGCTGCCCATCACCAGTTTGGCAGCGATACGCTACCGGCCCGCCCCTTTCTGGGCCTATCCGATGATGACAGGGCGGATATACTGGATGTGGTCGCCGACCATGTGGGGCGGGCGGTGGCGGGGTGATGCGGAGGATTTGATGCCATACGAAGAAAATATGAGTGTTCAATACGACGAAAGCACGAAGTCCGTGACGGTTCATTTTCGTGGTGAAAAGCAGGTGCTTCCGGGACGATACGAAAGTCAGGAAGCAGGAAAAAGAGCGGGCGAAGCCTATTGTCGCCGCCAAGGCTGGGTGGGCTGACCTTCAGGCAGTGTTCACGGCGCGTCAGCGCCTTGAACACCCTGCCCGCACCAATGCCCCGTGAATTTCTTTCAAACGCATTCAGAACGCATTTGAAGCCGCGCCGCGCCCGTCCATAGCCCCCAACTGTTGATCGGATCAGGCGGGCGGATTTTGGGGCTGGACGAAATGGCCCGCCCCCGGCAGTGTTGCGCCACCCCCGATAGCCCTTCGCGGCGATACCGGTTCCGATGATGCGGAACGGCAATCCCCTGTCTTCTACCATCGTCAAACGATGGGGGGCAGGATGGCGCACAGCGCCCAACATATCAGTATTCTCGCTATCGCGCTGGAAGCCGGCCAGCCGGCCCCGGAATGGGTGCATCTGGTGCCTGCCGGCACCTTTCGCGGTGCTGACGGGCGCGGCCCGTTCACCCTGGCGGCCCCCGACAAGGTGATTGCCACGTCACTGGCCGCTGTGGCGGGGGGCGTGCTGCCCATTGATTACGATCATGCCATTGATCTGGCCGCCCCAAACGGGGGCAAGGCCCCGGCTGCGGCCTGGATTGAAGAGCTGCAATCCAGGCCGGACGGCATCTGGGGGCGCGTGAAATGGACGCCCGCAGGGGCGGCGGCGGTGGAGGCGGGTGAATACCGCTTTTTGTCCCCCGCCCTGGTCACGCCGCAAAAAGGCGGCGGCCCCATCACCGCCGTGTTGCGCGCGGCCCTGACCAACAATCCCAACCTGCATGGGCTGAAGGCCCTGCATATGAACGGAGCGGAAATGGACGAAACCCAGCTTGCCCAACTACGTGAAGTATTGGGATTGGGCGCGGATGCCGATATTGCGGCCATCCTGGCAGCCATCAAGGCGCTGAAGGACGGTGCCACCAACCCCATGTCCAAGGTGGCCGATGCATTGGGCCTGAAGGCCGATGCCAGCGCCGACGCCATCATCGTGGCCCTGCACGCGGCCAAGACCCCGGACCCGGCGAAGTTCATTCCTGCAACCCAAGTGGTCGCCCTGAATGCACAGGTTCAGGAACTGATGGCGGAAAAGCGCGACCGCGAAATCAATGAAGCCGTCACGGCAGGCAAGCTGCCCCCGGCCCTGAAGGAATGGGGGATTGCACTGCACAAGTCGGACCCGGCTGCCTTCCGCAAATATGTGGAAACGGTGCCGGCCATCGTCGGCAGTGACCCGGCAAACCCGCCGCCGCCCGCTAAGGGCGCCCATGGCCTGACGGTGCAGGAGATTGAAATCTGCCAAACCATGGGTTTGGCGCCCGAAACCTTCGCGGCCACGAAGAAGGAGGGTTAAGCCATGGCGCTGACCAACGACCGGGATACGGTGGAACGCCGCGCTCCGACGATCCGTGATTTTGGGCTGGCCGGTGGCGCTGTGATCCATGCTGGCGCCTTGGCGGTGCTGAAGGATGGATGGGTCCGGCCGGGCTTTACCGGGACCGGGCTGGTGGCCGCTGGCCGGGCGGAAAGCCGGGTTGACAATAGCGGCGGGGCCGATGGTGACCGCCGGGTGAAGGTCAAGGCCGGCACCTTCCGCTTTGACAGCGCCACCGCCCCCGCTGCCGATGCCATCACCGCCGCCGATATCGGCAAGGTGGCTTACATCGTGGACGATCATACCGTCGCGCGCACCGATGGCGCCGGTACCCGTTCCCCCGCCGGCCTCATCTGGGACGTGGACGCCAGCGGCGTCTGGGTCCGCATCGGTTAAGGAGTATCCCCGATGATCCGCAATACCACCAACCTGACCGGGCTTTATGTCGGCTTCAAGACTGCCTTCCAGGGCGGCTTCGACGGTGTGAAGCCCACCTATAAGCGGGTGGCGATGACCGCCCCCAGCACCACCAAGACCGAACAATATGGCTGGCTGGGCACCATGCCCAATATCCGCGAATGGGTCGGCGACCGCGTGGTCAACAGTCTGGCGCTGCACAGCTACAGCATCACCAACAAGAAGTGGGAATTTACCCTTGGTGTGCCGGTGGACGACATCGAAGACGACACTTACGGCGTCTTCAGCCCGCTCTTCACCGAAATGGGCCGCACGACCGCCATCTTCCCCGACCAATTGGTCTGGCCAGCACTGCGCAATGGCCACCGCAATCTGTGCTATGACGGCCAGAACTTCTTTGACACTGAACATCCCGGCGTGGAGCTGGTCACGGATGAAAAGACGGGCGAGGAAGTCGAAAAGCCTGTTCTGGTGAGCAATTATGGCGGGGGCACCGGGCGGTTCTGGTGTTTGTTGGACACAACCCGCGCCATCAAGCCGATCATTTTCCAGGATCGTAAGAAGTTCGATTTCGTGCGCCTGGACGCCGCCACCGACGAGAACGTCTTCAACCGCGATGAATATATCTACGGCACCAAAGGCCGTTCGAATGTCGGTTATGGCTTCTGGCAGCTTGCCTATGGCTCCCGCCAGCCGCTGACACCGGAAGCCTATGAAGCGGCACGGGCGGCCCTGTTGAGCATGAAGGGCGACCACGGGCAGCCGTTGGGGGTGCAGCCCGACCTGCTGGTGGTGGCGCCGTCCGACGAAGGGGCGGCCAAGAAAATCCTGATCAATGAACGCGACGCGAACGGGGCAAGCAATCCCTGGAAAGGGACGGCGGAACTGATGCTGTCGCACTGGTTCGGCTGATCCATCCCCGTCGCCAAGGGCGGCGGGCTATCCAGGGGTTGCCCCATGAAAATCAAAATCACCGCCCCTTCCGATGGTTATGTCCGTGCTGGCCTGCGGCACACCAAAGGCGGACGCATCCATGACGCGGCCGACCTTACAGAGGCGCAGCAGCTGACATTGGCCGCCGACCCGCATCTGCGGATTGTCCCCGTCAATGATGAAGTCAGTGAACAGCAACTGCCGGCCGAGACGGTGCAACGCCGCCGCAAGGGGGGCTGAGATGTACGCAACCCTGGACGACATGACCAAGCGGTTCGGCACCCGCCGACTTGCTGAACTGATCAGTGAGACGGGTGATACTGTTGATGCGGTGGCGGTGGAAAACGCCATTGCCGATGCGGTGGCGGAAATCGACAGCTATCTGCTGCCCCGGCACCAGCTGCCTTTGCCCACCGTGCCGGCCCGGCTGGTCTCTGTCACCTGTGACCTGGCGCTGTACCGGCTGCACCAGGGCGAGCGCAACATGGTGACAGAACAGGTGCAGCAGCAGCGGGATCAGGCTTTGACCTGGCTGCGTGAATTGGCCGCCGGGAAGGTTGATTTGGGGCTGGATACGGGCGGCGCGCCTGTGCAGGTCAGCGGCGGTGCCCGGCTGGTCAGCGCCGGGCGGATGTTCAGCCGGCACCGGTTGAGGGGGCTTTGAATGAGCTTCGAAGCTGTTTTGAACGCCATCGTTGCGGGTGTAAAGCCGACCTGCCGGAACGTGGAAGCCATTCCCGGCCCCCTGGATAAGGAGACGTTGGGCCGGTTGATTTCCACCGCCCCCGCCGCCCGTGTTGCCCCGATCGGCGTGGTGGCGGCGGAAGCGGTAGGGAACGGCCAGACCGACTTCACCTTCCAATTCGCGGTGTATCTGGTGACGAAACCGACCCGCAGCCTGGATGTGGGGGATACGCTGGCCATGGTGGGCGGCATCCTGGGCTTGTTGCCGCGCGCCACATGGGGCCTGGGGGATGTGCATCCCGTGGAAGATGACACGATCCGGGCTGAGACGCTTTCCACCGCTGACCTGCTGGCCAAGGGGGTGGCGCTGTGGGCCGTGACATGGCGGCAAACGGTGCGGATGGGGGCCGATATGTGGGCAGAGCCCGCCATCAATTTCCCGCCCGTGGCTGACGCCCGGTACGACGACGGGCGGTTCGTCGAAACTGCCGTGGATCTGCGCCATGATCGGTGATGCCGTCGCCATCACTGAATTGGCGCGCTGTCTGGCCAATATGATCCGCATCGGCACTGTGTCGGATGCGGATTATGGCGGCCCCAAGGTCCGGGTGAAGGCGGGTGACCTGCATACCGGATGGCTTCCCTGGTTGACCACGCGGGCCGGCAAGGACGTGACTTGGTGGCCGCCGGAAGTGGGTGAACAGGTGCTGATCCTGTGCCCGGACGGCGACCCGGCCCAGGCCGTGGTGTTGATGGCCATCTATTCCACGGCACAGCCAGCCCCGGCAGACCGCCCGACGATACATCTGACCCGCTACCCTGACGGCGCAGAAATCTCCTATGACCGGGAAGCCCACCAGTTGACGGCTAACATCCCCGGCGACGTGAGCTTGACCGCAACGGGGACCGTCACCGTGAAGGCGGACGGTGTCATCGATGTCGAAAGTGCATCCGGCATCACCATCAAGGCCCCCACAGTCACCATAGAGGGCACCCTGAAGGTGAAAGGCGACCTCTCGCAGGCCGGTAACCTGGACGTTACCGGTAATGTCAACGCGAGCGGCACCGTCATGGATGCCGGCGGAAACAGCAACCACCACAAACACTGAGAGGATAAAGATGAAGCAATATGTGCTGATGGCGGATAAGCGCGGCTATGGTGCCGCTGGCGAGACCATAGCCCTGAGCGACACCCAAGCCCAATTCCTGCTGTTGACGCAGGCGGTGGCGCCCGTGCGCACCGAACCACCTGACATGCCACCTGCCAGTGCCGACCCTGGCGGGGCGGGGCCGCCAGAACCGGCCCCGGACGCCGAAACCGGTACCGATGGAACGGGGAGGCGTCGCCGCCTACCGTGACCGGACAGGCCAGATGGGGGCCTGAAAGGGAGGCGTGATGCGCGGGATGAACCGGGAGACGGGCAAGGCCATGGACGGATTGGCACATATGCGCCAATCCGTGCTGGACATCCTGGGCACCCCCCTGGGCAGCCGCGTCATGCGCCGTGATTATGGTTCCGCCCTGCCGGACTTGATCGGGGCACCGGTGGGGCCGGAACTGTTGATTGAAGTGGCGGCGGCCTGTGCCCTGGCGCTGCGCAAATGGGAACCGCGTTTCCGTCTGACCCGCGTGCGGCTGGCAGTTCTGGGGCCGGGCCAGTTGAGTTTGGACCTGGTGGGCGTGTATCGCCCGGATGGGCGGGAAATCACCCTGGACGGGCTGGTGATCGCATGAGTATCGACCTGTCCCGGCTGCCGCCGCCGCAGGTAGTGGATCAGCCCGAATACGATAGCATCCGCGCCGCCCTGATCGCCGATTTCACCCGCCGATGGCCGGATTTTGGCGCGGTGACGGAAAGTGAACCGGTCATCAAGCTGATTGAGCTGGTGGCGTACCTGTCGCTGCTGCATCGCACCCGCGTGAATGACGCGGCCAGGGACGTGATGCTGGCCTATGCCGAGAAAGGCACCCTGGAACATTTGGGCGCGTTGCTGGGTGTGGAGCGGCGGGCGGGTGAAAGCGATACAGCGCTGCGCGCCCGCATACAGCAAGCCCCGCAAGGGTTCAGCACCGCCGGCCCTGCCGCTGCGTACCGGTACCATGCCATGCGCGCACATCCGGAGGTGCGACAGGCCGGAGTGGACAGCCCCAGTCCGGGGCTGGTGCGTGTCATTATCCTGGCGGCCACGGGCGATGGCACCGCCCCCGCCCCCGTACTGGACGCGGTGACGGCGCTGTTGACGCATGATGATGTGTGTCCGCTGACGGACCGGGTGCTGGTGGTGCCGGCAGAGATCACCCGGTATGACGTGGTGGCGCGGCTGGAGCTTTATGACGGGCCTGATTCGGTGCCGGTTGTGGCGACCGCGGAGGCCGCCGCCCGGGACTATGTGGCCACCCGTCACGCATTGGGCGAAGTGGTTGCCGTCAGCGGCATTATCGCAGCGCTTCACGTGGCGGGCGTGCGCCGCGTGTTTCTGGCCGCACCCGCCAGTGATATTGTCTGTCGGGCTGATCAGGCCGCTTGGTGCCAGTCGCTGCGGCTGTCGGTAGTCACGCCATGACCGCCGAGTTGTTGCCCGCCAATGCCACGGCGCTGGAACGGGCGCTGGCGGAGGTGGCGGGCGCAGCCCTGGATGTGCCGGTCCCCATCGACCGCCTGTGGTCGGCGACGACCTGTCCGGCACCGCTGTTGGGCTATCTGGCCTGGGCATTGTCTGTTGATCAATGGGACGCTTCCTGGCCGGAAGAGCGGCAGCGGGCAGTGGTCCTGGCCGCCATTCCCACCTACCGCCTGAGGGGGACGGCAGGGGCGGTAAAGCGGGCCGTGGCGGCACTGGGCTATGGCGTTGACCTCCGCGATGGAGCCACCGCAGCACTGTACGATGGTGCCCTGCACGCCGATGGGCGGGAAGAACATGGCGGGCGGTGGGCCGTGTTCGACGCGATCTTGCATTTGGGGGAGCGGGGGTTGACCCCGCAGATCCAGGCCATGCTGACCCGGGCCATCGTGACGGCCGCGCCAGCACGCGCCCACCTGCGTCATATGGCGTGGCGAGCAACAGATCAGGATGATATCGCCACTGGCCAGCATTTCGCCGCCGCCGCCCATTTCGGTGTCATTGATCAGCGCCGCTGGGGGCATCGGTATGATGGCGGGATGGCCCATGGTGGGGTTGTGCGGCACCGCCATGATGGTGCGTCGGCGCATGATGGATCGCTGCCTCATGCCGGGTGGAGCCTGCCCAAAACTGGTGCGCGGTATGATGGACAGGAAGACCCGGCGGCCCTGGCCGTGCGGCCTGCACTGGCCGATGCGCAGCTGGCGCGGATGCTGGCAGATGGGCAGATGGCCCATGATGGCAGCGGCCGCTATGGCGAGCATGGTTGCGCCGCGGACCCGCACCACCTGCGCGCCACCCTGTCCACCCGCCACGATGGACGGCAGTCCTACGCTGGGACTTGGTATGGCCGGGGGATGGTCGCAAACGGCGCGGTGCGCGCGGGTATCGGCCTGTCCGATACAGCGCCTGCGGCGGACGGACACCAGGGCCTGGCCGTGCGGACGATGCTGGGTGACCGGCTGCCATGGCTGCTGCGCCGGCATGATGGTGCCATCACCCATGATCAGGCGATGCGCGGCACTTATAGCGGTCGAAGGCAACATGATGGCCGTGTATCGCATCAAGGGTGGGTGCTGGGTCGCAAAGACTGGCGCCGGCATGATGGCACCATCACGCACGGTGGGCAGGTGCCATATGACGGCCGGGACGTACCCGGCCTGCCCTATGACGCCGGGGCCGACCCTGCATCGCTTACCCTGTGTCTTCAGGATAGTGACTTGGTTCGTCTGGCGCCGCGCCATGACGGTCATCTGACCTATTCAGGCGCCCAATATGGCGTCAGTGGCGTGATGGCGGTCGAGCCGCTCACCACGCTGCGCGTCACACGGCACCGCACCTATGGCGGGCGGCAACGCCATGGCGGGGATCGCTACGACGGCAGCCGCAGCCATGACCGTGCCCGCACTTATTTCGTCGGCGTCACGTACGCCGCGACCGGTATCGATGAACAACTGCTGTGAGGCGTGCGATGTTTTTTAAAGACGACACAACAATACAAGGTGCGTTGATCCTGCGTATCCGCCGGGGTGGGGTACTGGTGGAAGAGCAAAAAGAACCGAACATGATCATGGATGTTGCCAAAGATGCACTGTCCCGGCTGATCGCCGGTGATGGTGCCGGCAAGGCGGTGACAGCCATCGGCTTCGGCATCGGCGGGGTGCCCCCCACGCCAGCGGACCAGAGCCTCACCAGTCCTTACACCAAGACCCTGTCCGGCCACACCTATCCAGCTCGCGGCCAAGTGCGGTTCGAGTGGGCGCTTTCAACCGGTGAGGCCAACGGGATGGCTATCCGAGAATTCGGGTTGGTGACCAGCGACGGCCTGCTGTTCGCCCGCAAGGTGCGGGCGGCGGCCATCGAAAAGGCTGACGACATCAGCCTGGATGGTTCCTGGACCATCATCTTTTGACACAAGGGGTGAGCATGGCAAATCTACCGGAAATCGCGCGCTGGGAAGACGGCGTGTACCAGATTGAAATGACCGACCCGGTCGTTGGTGGGTTGGACGGGATCAGCAATATTCAAGGCAGGCAGCTGGCGAACCGGACGGCCTTCCTGAAAGGCACCGCCGATGAAGTGGCGGCCGCGCGAGGTGGCAAGGCGACCCTGGCGGAGCGGCTGGCACAGTATGACGCCTTTTCACCGGACCAGCAGAGCGCGTTGGCGGCGGGCGTATTTTCTGCCCTGCATATGGCCGGGGCGAATGCACGCGACATCGACGCGATACGCCGTCGGGTGCTGGCGCAGGGCCGGGTGTTGATAAAGAATAAATTCGTCCTGTCTGGCTATGCGCTCACCAAGTCCGATATCAGAGCGTTGCACTTGTCTGCGACGGGTACCGTCGGCAGCGGGGTATCGCGTGCGCGGCTGGATGGGCTGACCGTGTCCCTGCCCGACGACGATTACGCGCTGTCCGTGCCGACCAACGACACCCCCGTGGCCCGCACCTATTATGCGGTGCTGCGGCGGCAGTCGGTGGGGCACGGCCTTGAAATTGCTGATGGCGAAGTGCCTGATGACGCACTGGCGCTTTATCGTCTGGACGTTCCCGCTGGCCACACGGCCAATAATTTGACGGGTGTCGCCCTGGTAGACCTGCGACTGATCCAGCCCGACAATGGCTGGTTATCCAATTTCGTCCCTTATGCGGTCGTCGCCCTGAAGGAGGCGCTGCCGGCAGCAGATTACGGGGTGGAGCTGGAGGTGGAAGGCACCATGGGCCGGGCGGCGGTCGGTCTGATCACCGCCTATGACAAGGCGCCGAACGGCTTCAAAATCGCCGCAACCGGCAGTGCTGACAATATCAGTATTCGCTGGACCATCATCAACCCGTCCTATCAGTGAGGAGGAGACGATGCACGTCGTTCCTATGACCGTTGGCGTTCCCCCGCTGCACGCGCTGGACGGGGCCGTTCTGACCCTGAGCACTGGTGGAGGTCACCAGCTATCGATCGATCTGGGCGAGGCTGAGCGGGACACGGAAACGGTCATTTCGGTGTTTGTCGCCCGGGGTCGCCTCTCGCTGGCGAGGGGTGGTGCCTATGCTGCCGTCATCCAGGTCCCGCCCCGACGGTACACCGAAGAATGGGGTGAGGATGGCCCCCGTATGGTGGCGCAGCCGCTCAACATCGACGCCGTAAGCCTTCAATTATGGGCCCTGCCTGACACTCTGTGAACGTTAAATGAGGTCTGATCGTGCCGATTACCATCTCGATACCCGACGCCTTGCGCCAGTCGGTTGAGGCCGCGACGGGCGGCCGGAACACGGTTTTATACGACCAAAAGGGGTACCCCAGCATCATGGTGGTGGTGCCGCGTTTCAATCTCACCGATATCGACCCCAAATTGGGGGCCGGATTTCACCCGGCCTTCACGGTCAACGGCATCGCCAAAAGCGAAATTTTTGTCGGGAAGTTCCCGGCGGTGGTCCATGATGGTGCCGCTGTGTCTCTGCCCTCCCATGACCCGTCATACAGCCTGACCTTTGATCAGGCCCGGGGGGCGTGCACAACCAAAGGCGTTGGCTGGCATCTGATGACCAATGCCACATGGTCCGCCGTCGCCCTTTGGTGTTGGCGCAACGGCTTTTTGCCGAGGGGCAACACCTCCTGGGGCAAGTCGTCTGACATGCCGTACGAAACGGGGCGGCGGGCGGATGGCGGCAGTCCCGGCATCACCAGCGGCGCCGGCCGCACCCTCACCGGCTCCGGCCCAACTGCGTGGTGCCATGACAACTCTTCGGCAGGCATATCCGATCTTGTCGGCAATCTGTGGGAGTGGGTGGGCGGCTTGCGCACAGTGGCAGGCGAGCTCCAGGTCTTGCCCGACAATGATGGCGCTGACGGCGGGAAAGACCAGTCGGCAACGTCTGCCCTGTGGCGGGCGATCAGTATCGACGGCGCGCTGGTGCCCCCCGCCAGCAGCAATACGCTGAAATATGACAGCTCCGCACCGGGCGGGCAGGGCATGGTCGGCGTACCCGTGTTGAGCACCGTCGTCGGCAACTCCAACGCCAGCGGGGACGCAACTGCCGGCGGCTTTACCAGCACCGGGTTCGAGGCCGTGACCACCGACACCGCGCGGGTCCAAAATCCCCCTGCCATCCTGAAAACGCTGGGGCTGTTCCCTGCGGCCACCAGCGGGCTGGGCGGTGACATTTTCCAGGCCCGTAATCACGGCGAGCGGCTGCCCATCCGTGGTGGGGATTGGTCCAGCGGTGGAAGCGCTGGGCTTTTTGCGTTGAATTTCAACAATGGTCGCACAGGCACCGGCTTCGGCTTTCGCCCGGCCTTTATTCTGTGAGGAGGTGTTAGATGGCTTTCTTCCATGGCATTGAAATCACAGAAGTCAGCGACGGTATCCGGCCGGTGGAGACGGTGCGGTCGGCTGTCATCGGGGTGGTAGGGACCGCCCCTGGCGCCAGCGCCGCATCATTCCCCCTGGATACCCCCGTGCTGCTGCCGGGCCATCCCCGCTTGGCGGCCGACCTGGGCACCACCGGCACGCTGCCGGATGCCGTGGAGGGTATCTTTTCCCAGGCGGGTGCCTTTGTGGTGGTGATCCGCGTGGCAGAAGGGGCTGATACGGCGGCGACGCTGGCCAATATCATCGGCAGCGAAGTCGCCGGTACGGGTATCCATGCCCTGCCCCTGGCCGGGTCTGTGACCGGGGTGGTGCCGCGTATCCTGATCGCCCCCGGCTTTACCAGCGCGCGGGCTGGCGGGACCGCCAACCCCGCCGCCGCCGCCTTGCAGGGGGTGGCTGCCAAGCTGCGGGCCGTCGCGGTCATTGATGCCCCCAATACAACGGATGCCGCTGCCATCACCTATGCCGGTGATTGGGGCAGTGCCCGCCTGTTCGTGGTTGATCCGCATGTGCTGGTATTTGATCAGGCCACTGCCACCAATGTGCCGCGCCCGGCAAGCCCCCGCGTGGCGGGGCTGATGGCCCGTGTTGATGGGGAAAATGGCTTCTGGTACAGCCCCAGCAACCATATCATCAACGGCATCGTCGGCACCGACCGGCCCATCGAATTCAACCTGTCCAACCCCAACAATGCCGCCAATCTGCTGAACGAAAAGCGGGTAGCGGTCATTGTTCGCCGCGAGGGCTGGCGGCTGTGGGGTAACCGCACCACCAGCGCGGACGCGCAATGGTCCTTCCTGCCGGTCCGCCGCACCGCCGACATGGTCTACGAAAGCCTCGAAGCCGCCATGCTGTGGGCGATGGCACGCCCCTTCAGCCGCCAACTGCTGCTGGATGTGCAGGAGACGGTGCAGACCTACATCAACACCCTGGTGACGCGCGGCGCCCTGTTGGGCGGCAAGGTCTGGATTGACCCCAGCCTGAACAGCGGGGTTGAGTTGATGGCGGGCAAACTGACGGTCGATCTGGACCTGGAGCCGCCAGCCCCGCTGGAAAGCCTGAAAATCCGGGCGCATCGCAATAACGGCTATTACCAGGAGCTTGTCGCCGATATGGCGGCATGAGGAGACGAGCATGTCGCTGCAACTGCCCAAGAGCTTTGCCGGCTTTTCCTTGTTTGTTGATGGCATTGGCTATGCCGGAAAGGTGGTGGAAGCCAAGCCGCCGGCCCTGAAAATCAAGACCGAGGATTTGGAGGCCGGCGGCCTGTCCGGCACGGTCACCCTGGATATGGGGTACCTGGAAAAGCTGGAATTCAGCGCCACGGTGGCTGAGTTCACCCCGGAACTGCACACGGTTCTGGGCAAGCCCAACCTGCTCTACAGCCTGCGGGCGGCCCAGGGGGAGGGCGGCAATTTCGAGGCGGTGGTGTACCAGATGCGCGGCCCCCTGAATGAGCTGGAAACCGACGCCTTCAAGCGCGGCGGCCAGACCGCCATCAAGCTGGCGGGGGTGGTGCGTGCCTTCAAGCTGAGCATCGGCGGCCGGGAGGTGTGGAACGTGGATATTGAAGCCGGCACCCGGATCATCGGCGGGGTGGATCAGATGGCCGGTTTGCGGTCCGCACTGGGTTACTGAGTTTCAACACCCGCCTAACACAAGCCAAAGACAAGGAAACTGAAAAATGACGGTCGAAATCACGCTGGATTACCCGGTCGAAGGCCCCATGGGTACCGTGGAAAAGCTGACCATGCGTCGGCCCAAGGTCCGCGATCAGGTGGCCGCCCAGGAAGGTACCAACAACCCGGCGGAATTTGAGCTGCGTCTGTATAGCTTCCTCTCCGGACAGCCGCCGGAGGTTATCGCCGCCATTGACCTGGCGGATTATGCGCGGCTGAACCGGGCGTATCTGGATTTTATGGCGCCGCCGGCCAAGGGCGCGGCGGCATGATTGCAGCGGGCGAGCTGCGGCGCTTATGTGTCCGGTTCGCCCGTCTCACCGGCTGGGGATGGGCCGAAATAGGTCAGATGGAAGTGCCGGAATTGCTGTCCTGGCTGGATGCGGCGGCGGAAGAAGTATCGGCGGAACTGGCCGCAGCGGGCTGAACGCCAAACCGCTTGGCGATATCGAAGCGGAAACGCCACAGCAGATAACCCGCCCCTGCTGTCAACGCGATGGTGGCCACGGGGCCGAGCGTTACCCAGCAGATGGCCCCTATGATGGTGGTGGCAAATACAAGAAAGCCACCCACACCAAACATCCATAGCAGGATGACAACAACGATCATTGTCGCCGTACCCGCCAGAAGGCCCAAAAACGGGTAGTACCACCAGGGAATACCGGGAACGGCGAAAGCAATCACAATCGTCAAGAACGCGGTCAGCCCGAGAACGAATTTATGGGGGCGCTTCTTCGCTGGCGCTCCAGCGGAAAGAACAGACATGGACCGTAGCCTTTCGCTTTCGCTCATTATCGGCGCGACCGTCGCCGGAACAATGGCCGCCGCCGTAGGGCGAACCGTATCGCAGGTCGGGCGCATCGGGGAAGCCACAAAACGCGCGCAACGCGAAAGCCAAGAGGCGATTTCCCGCACGGCCAGCCTGCAACAGCAGATGGGGCAAATCGACACGTACCGCCGGGCCGGACAGGATGCGCTGGCCGCCGGGCGGGCATATCGGGCCGCATCTGAACAGGTGGGCACCCTTGCCCGGCAGGTTGAGGCCACACGCGCCAGCGTTGGGCAGCAGGCCCAAGCGCTGCAACAGACCCGTACAGCCCTGACAGGGGCCGCCAATGTGGCCAAGGAAGCAGCAGCGGCGGAACGTACCTTGGCCGCTGCACAGGCCCGCACCACGGCGGAAGTGCAAGCGGGTGAAGCGGCCCTGCGTGGTGCCGCCAGTGCCCGGCAAGCCGCCGAAACGCAGGTTGCTGCGTTGGCGGAACGGGAACGGGCCTTGGCCAGTGTCGTGGCGGCCGGGGGACCGGCCACGGCGCAACAGGTTGCAGCACTGGAACGGGCACGCACCGCCACGGCCCGTGCCGCCGCCTCACTGGAAAGGCGGCAAGCCGCAGAGCGCAAGGTTGCTGATGCCGTTGCTGCCGGACGCATCCCCCAGAACCAAGCCGCCACCGCCTTGGCAGAAGCGGCAGACGCCGCCCGGAAGGCAGCCGACGCCCTGGAAAAGAAGCGCACCGCTGAACAGCAGGCATCGGCTGCCGTTGCGGCGGGTGCCCCGCCATCGCGCGAACAGCGACGCGACCTTGACCAGACGCGGGCCGCCCTGGCACGGGCGACCGAGGCGCTGGAAAAGAAGCGCACCGCTGAACAGCAGGTAGCAGCGACCCTGGCACAATCGCGCCAGCGGCTGGCCGAACAAAGTGCGGCGCTGGATCAGGCCGGGGCAGAAGCGCGAGATGCCGCCAGCGCCTTGGCTGCCCTGAAGGCGCGGGAAAGCGAACTGGCCGCCGCCGTTGCCGCCGGCACCGCGCGCAGCAGTGAACAGGCCGCCGCCCTGGAACAGGCACGGGCTGCCACCGCACGGGCGGCGGCAGAGGCCGACCGCAAGCGGCAGCGGGTGGTGGAACTGCGTACAGCCCTGCAAGCGGCTGGCGTGGATACGGCCAACCTTGCCCGCCAACAGCGGACGCTGGCCAGCGAATTGCAGCAGACCGCCCAACAGGCCGACCGCGCACAGGCAGAACTGGACCAGTTGGGGACGGCTGCGGAGCGGGCCGGCAAGCGGATGGAAATTGGTGCCACCTTGCAGCGCCAAGCGGTGCAGATTGGTGCGACCGCCGCCGCCATTTCCATGGCAACGAAGCCCGCCATCGCCTTTGAAAGCGCCATGGCGGACGTCAAAAAGGTGATCGATTTCGAAAGCCCCGCCGAATTCCGCCAGATGGGCGACGATATCCTGAACCTGTCGCGCCGTATCCCGATGGCGGCCACGGGGCTGGCCGATATCACGGCGGCGGCGGGGCAGGCAGGCATCGCGCGCAAGGAGTTGCTGCGGTTCACCGAAGACGCGGCGAAAATGGGCGTGGCGTTCGACCTGACCGGCAAGGAGGCCGGTGCGGCGATGACGGGCCTGCGGACCATTTTCGGCCTGACCCAGGATGGCGTTACCGGGTTGGGTGATGCGATCAACCATATTTCCAACAATATGGATGCGCGGGCCGCCGATATCCTGAACATCGAAAACCGCGTCGGCAGCATGGGCAAGCTGTTCGGCCTGACGGGGGAACAGGTTGCGGCGCTGGGTGCCAGCTTTCTGGCGTTGAAGACCCCGCCGGAAGTGGCGGCGACTGGCATCAATGCATTGCTTGGCAAGCTGGCCACGGCCACCACCCAGCCAAAGGAATTTCAGAAGGCGCTGCGCGGCATCGGCCTGGATGCAACGGATTTGAAGGCCGCGATTGGCCGGGACGCGCAAGGCGCGCTGATGACCTTCCTGAAGGCGGTGGAAGGGGCCGACGACAAGATGACCGTTTTGGCCGAGTTGTTCGGTGCCGAATATGCCGACGACATGGCCAAGCTGGTGGGGAGCCTGGGCACCTATGAAAAGTCGCTGGGGTTGGTTGGCGACAAGGCCAAATATGCCGGTTCCATGCAAAAGGAATTTGATGCCAAGGCCGGGACGACGGGGAATGGCATCACGCTGATGAATAACAGCGTGTTCGCCGCTGCCGAAAAGATCGGTGAAGCGCTGCTACCCATGTTGGATGTCGTGGGTGCAGTCGTTGCCAAGGTTGCTGATGGCGTGGCCTGGGTTGCCGCCGAAATGCCGGGACTTGTGCAGGCATTAACTCTGGGGGTGGTCGGGTGGACCGCCTTTCGCACGGGTGCCACTGTGGCCAGCTATGCCAGCACCTTCTTTGCGGGTGGCATCCCGGCGGTGATTGCTCGCTTGACGGGGATGACAGCAGCGGCCACCGCCAGTGGTGCCGCCAATACCGCCGCCAGCGTCGGCCTATGGGCGCAGGCCCGTGCCGCCGCCGCCGCATCGTTTGGCTGGGTCCGGCTGGGGATCAGCATGGCCGCCGCCCAGGCCCCGATGGTTGGGGGCGCCTTGTTGAGTGGCATCACCAGTGTGGGGGGCGCCCTGCTATCCATGGCGCGGGTGGCCATCCCCGCCACAATTGCCGGCTTATGGACGCAGGCCCGTTCCCTGGCTGTTACATCGTTCGGTTGGATGCGATTGGGGACCAGCATGGTCGCCGCCCAGGCCCCGATGGTGGGAGGCGCCTTGTTGAGCGGCATCACCAGCGTGGGGAGTGCCCTGATGTCCATGGCGCGGGTGGCCATCCCCATGGTGATCGGCGGCATACGCGCCCTGACGGTGGCGGTGATGACCAACCCGGTTGGTTTGGTCGTGGGCGGCATCGCCCTGGCAGCCGGGCTACTGATCAGCAATTGGGACAAGGTGGGGCCGTTCTTTTCCGGGCTGTGGGATGGCATCGGCCGGGGGGCCGCGTGGGTTTGGGATGGCCTGAAGACGCTGGCCGGCTGGACCCCGCTGGGCTTGGTAATCCGTGCCTGGGAGCCCGTCGCAACATGGATCGGCAACCTGTGGGACGGGATCAAGGCGAAGATCAGCGGCGTCATCGATTGGATGGCTGGCAAGCTGGCCTGGATCGGTGATGCATGGCGGTGGGTGACCGGCGGCGCCAGTCCCGCGCCGGTACCTGTGGCCGCGAATGAAAATGGTGCCGCACCCGTCGCCGGCCAGCCGGCCCCGGTTGGGGCGACGGCGGTACCAGTGCCGGCCCCGGTTGGGAGAACGGTTCTACCCCTGCCGGCCCCGCGCGTGAACGTGACGGCACCGGCCGGGCAGCTGATCCCGACGGTTCCGCCTGTGGTGAATGTGCCGCCGGCCCCAGCCCCGGTTGGGGCGACGGTTCTGCCTATGCCGGCACCGCGTGTGAGCGTGACGGCCCCGGCCGGGCAGCTGATCCCGGCCGTTCCGCCCGTGGTGAATGTGCCGCCGGCCCAGGCCCCGGTTGGGGCAACGGTTCTGCCTATGCCGGCCCCGCGCGTGAACGTGACGGCCCCGGCCGGGCAGCTGATCCCGGCCGTTCCGCCTGTGGTGAATGTGCCGCCGGCTCCGACCCCGTTTGGGGCAACGGTTCTGCCCCTGCCGGCCCCGCGCGTGAGCGTGACGGCCCCGGCCGGGCAGCTGATCCCGGCCGTTCCGCCTGTGGTGAATGTGCCGCCGGCACCGGCCCCGGTTGGGGCAACGGTGGTGCCTCTGCCGGCTCCGCGCGTGAACGTGGCGGCCCCGGCCGGGCAGCTGATCCCGGCGGTCCCGCCCGTGGTGAATGTGCCGCCGGCCCAGGCCCCGGTTGGGGCAACGGTGGCGCCCCTGCCGGCACCGCGCGTGAGCGTGGCAGCCCCGGCCGGGCAGTTGATCCCGGCAGTTCCGCCCGTGGTGAATGTGTCGCCGGCCCCGGCCCCGGTTGGGGCAACGGTGGTACCCCTGCCGGCTCCGCGCGTGAGCGTGGCAGCCCCGGCCGGGCAGTTGATCCCGGCAGTTCCGCCCGTGGTGAATGTGTCGCCGGCCCCGGCCCCGGTTGGGGCAACGGTGGTGCCCCTGCCGGCCCCGCGCGTGAGCGTGACGGCCCCGGCCGGGCAGCCCGCCCCGGCAGCACCGTCGCCCGTGGTGAATGTGCCGGCAGCCCCAGCCCCGGTTGGGGCGACGGTGGTACCAGTTCCGGCCCCGCGCGTGAACGTGACGGCGCCAGCCGGGCAGTCTGTGCCGACCGGCCAGCCGGTGGCAGAACGGCGCCAGCAGGCAGCGAGCCGGATCGAACACAGGGAAGAAATCCATATCCATATCCATGGCGCGACTGTGACCGACCCGCGCCAACTGGCGGACATGGTGCTGGCCGAACTGCAGCGGCGCCAGCGGCGCGCGTTGAACGACTAAGGGTGCGCGATGGAAGTGATGATGGCCCTGGGGGGCTTTCGGTTCAGCCTGGGGACTGCGGCCTATCAGACCCTGGAACGGTCCACCGAATTTCGTTGGGCTGAACAGGATCGGTTGGGGCGCGGGCCGGCCTATCAGTTCGTGGGTTTGGGGGCCGATACCATTACCCTGGCCGGGGTGATTTACCCGCATTACAGGGGTGGCCTGGGGCAGGTGGACGCCATGCGGGCAGAGGCTGCCAAGGGTCAGCCGCTGGATTTGGTGGATGGCTGGGGGCGCGTCTGGGGGGTCTGGGTGATCCGCTCGGTACGGGAGCGCGACAGTAATTTGATGGGCAATGGCGCGCCGCTGCGCATCGAATTTCAGGTCGAACTGGCGGCCTATGGGGAGGATGCGTAATGGCTGCATCGTACCGGACCAAGGCGGGGGATGTGCTGGACGATGTGTGTTTGCGCCATTACGGGCGCAACGACATGGTGCTGGCCGTGCTGGCGGCCAATAAGGGTTTAGCGGCCGTGGGCGCGGTGCTGCCGGCCGGGCTGTTGGTTATGCTGCCGGCTGCGCCGGCAGTGGTTGCGGCGGCAACCGTCCGGCTGTGGGATTGAAAATGGTGACGGTGAAGAACCCGGATTGGCGGATCGTGGCCGATGGCGTGGACGCCACGGCAAAGATGCGGGATCGCCTGTTGCGGTTGCGCGTCAGCGATGAAGCCGGGATCGAAAGCGATACGGCCGAGATTGAACTGGATAACCGGGATGGGGCGCTTGCCCTGCCACGCACCGGGGCCGAACTGCAGGTGTTTCTGGGGTGGCGGGGCGGCGCGCTGGTGGATATGGGCCTGTATGTGGTGGACGAAATCCGCACATCGGGGATGCCGCGCACGATGGTGATTTCGGCCAACGCAGCCGATATGCGGCGGTCGTTCAAGGCGCAGAAAACCACGTCATGGCACGACACCACAATTGGGGCCATTGTGGCCACTATCGGGGCCGCACATGGCCTTGCCCCTGTGGTCGCGCCCGAACTGGCCGGGGTGCAGATCCCGCATATGGATCAGACGGGGGAAAGCGATATGGCCTTCCTGTCCCGGATTGCCCGGCAATATGACGCTGTAGCCAAGCCCGCCTATGGGAAGCTGATCTTCGTTCCGCGCGGGCAGGCCAAGGCGGCCAGCGGCAGGCAGATGGCCACGGTGTCCATGTCCTATGCGGCTGGGGATATCAGCAGCTGGCGCACCACCATCGCAGACCGGGGGCGGTATGGCGCGGTGAAGGCGCACTGGCATGACCAGGGGGCGGGTGAACGCAAAGTGGTAATTGCGGGTGGGGAAGAGCCCTCAATGACCCTGCCCAACAGCTTCCCGAATGAAGCCGCCGCAAGGGCTGCGGCGGCCGGAAAGCTGGCGGCCCTGACCAGGGGGACGGCCACCCTGTCACTGACAGGGCCGGGCCGGCTGGACCTGTTTGCAGAAGGCCGCGTGGTGCTGGCCGGATGCGATGCGGCGGCGGATGGGGAGTGGAGCATCACCAAGGTGGAACATTCACTCGGGAAGAGTGAGGGATTAACCTTCAGCCTTGAGGCTGAAACGCCCCGAACCACGGCCCCTTCGAACCCCGTTTGA